ATCAAAAGCGAAGACAACTCAAGTACGTGTTTCTAAATGGAAGTGGCAAGGTCATACTTTTTATGTAGATAAAACCTCCAAAAAAAGGAGTAGTGATGGAACTTCATATAGAAATGTATATGATAAAACCCAAAAATTGCTTGGTGTAAAAGTTGGAGATAAAATGAATAAATTAAGTTGGCTAAAAGCGAAACCAAAAGCACCCGCGAAATAATTGCCGTATAAAATTATGTATAATTTTTTGTTTAAACACGGAGGGCTTGGTGAAATAGGTGTATATAAAGTGAAATTATTTTAAAATATAGTTAATATTACTATAAATGTTAATAATATAAAGAAAAAAAAAATTATAATAATAATAATACATCCATTGAAATGATTCGTATTTTAATACTATCTTTATTATCGTATCTTACTTTAGGACAATATGTAAATAACACGGCGGTATGTTACAACGACCTTGATTGCGATTATTGTTGTATTTTTGATTATGAAAAATCCGACGATTTATATGACTATTCTGGCTATGGTGATTCAGGCCGATGTTCCTTAGAAATATGTTATCCGACACAATCACTGTGTTATGGATTAGAAGATACATATTGGTGTGGTTCTTTTGGGGATTCACTAAATTTGTGTAATAGTTTAACACCATCTCGCGATTTTTTTATTAAAAGTTGTCCTCTCTATTGTTGTAGAAAATTACACGAAATTATCATTGTTTCTTCGGAAGATGACTCTAATATGTCATCTATATTTACGGTTATTATAGTGGGGGTATTGATATCAATGATTATAGTGTGCTTATTTATTAAAAATAAAAGAAATAAAATAACTAGAACCCTCCCAAGAAATTTAGAAAATCCTTTATATGAGTCAAGTGGTAAAGACCAAGACTATTATCAAAATAGCAATGAAATATATGAAATACCATCGTATAATAAACCCGATGTTCCTTTATACGAGGTCCCTTCATACGATACACCTTCATATAAAATACAGGAAATAGAATTATGAAGAGATAAAAATTGATTATTTATTTTTACAATAATTAATATTATATTATTCAATTCAATTCAATATATCGCTATCGCTATCGCTATCGCTATGGATATGAACACAATCGTCAGTATTCTTCCCAATGAAATTGTGGATATGATATGTTTTAAATTTAAGGGGCTTCAACACCCATTTTTTAAAATTACCGATGAATTTATTGAAATTCGTCGGAATAAAATCCTCATTTTTGAATATGCTAAATTGAAAAAAAATCTATGGTTTGATGAATATACCATAGTTGAAGCCGAAAATTGGGCGGATGATTTAATGGACCGTATTACGTATGGTGATAGTATGTTGCAACTATATACTGGTAATGAGGTGCGCGATGAATACCTATATGATGAAGACGACCGCATCTACCAACCCGAAGAAGTCGCCAAATATATTGAAAATATGTATATTGTAAAAAATGTATTTGATAAACTAAATGGATTGGGGTTAGTTTTTACAATAGACGAAGAAACGGTTGATTGGGATATTGACGACGAAACAGAAACCCCAATACCACTTGACGGATATTATTATTATGATGATATTTAGTTAATTATTTTTTGTTATTATATTTAAAAGTAGTAAGTGATATTCATTCATCTATGGATACATTAACAAAGGACGAACTGGAATTTTTAGACTATAAAAGCGGATTATCTCGAGAACGTATATTAAAACATTTAAAACATCTTGACTTTAATAATGCGGTTATCACCGAAGCGCAAGAATCGCTTACATCCTATCATAATTGGGTAGGAACTAATATTAAAGACGAAGATAAACCCAAATTTGAGGAGTTTAATAAGATAAACCTTAATTATCACGGCAGCGATTTATCACCATATGAAAAAAAAATATTCGATAAGCTACCTGATATAGGCAAATGGCATTGTGGAACTAATTCAAGAATGTGGAGAGCCATAGAAGAAGCCGAAGAATCACTAATGGAATTTGTACATAATGAAGTTAATTATTTATGTACCTCTACTTTTTTTTCATAGACATTGATGTGAAAATCCCCTCGTATTCCATCATTAGTGAGTTTATTGATTAGGCCTTTATTTTTAAAAATATATAACCCATCCTCGTTAATATCTTCAATATTGATGGTTTCACTTCCTAAAAAATCAATCGTATCTATATTTTTTATATACCTTAATTCAACATTCCATAATATACTAAAATCGTTAAATATACTATATTTTTCGTGTTTGGGATAAATATTAAATACTAAATTGCCTCTTTTTTTATTTGTTTCATAATGGGCACTATTTGGAAACATTATACATTTTTCATTAGCATTAAATACGAAATATTGCTTTTCTAAAATCCTCTGGGAATTGGAACAGGCGTTACACACTTTCAAATCATTCAAAATACACTCATGACACTTTACATATAATTCAATAGTAACTATCTTTTCAACATTTAAATATATTTCTTCCAAATTCAAAGAAATATTAATGTGTAAATCGTCGCTTATATGTTCGGAATGGGCTGATTCATGATATACTTTATAATCTCGTAGTTCATTAAAAAAGGTAGTTTTCATTTTATCCCTATCAAAGTTTTTGATAAAGTTCCCTATGAATGTGCCCTTTTCAACGATTTTTTCTTTCAAAAAATCAAATAAATCATTATTATTAGTTTCGCCGTTATTAACCGCATTATTTATTATGTTATGGTAAGCATTGTTAATTTCCTTGAATTTTTCTTCCGTATTTGGATTTCTATCCGGGTGATATTTTAAAGCCATTTCTTTGTATTTTTTCCGGATAGTTTCAATGGAATCGTCCTTTTTAACTCCTAAAATGGTATAAGAATTATGTAGCATTAATAATTTTTAAAATTGAATTCTTTAAATATATTTAAACCTGTTTACATCTTCCTTCTTTAGATATGACTTCTAATATGGATTTACCAAGCGGTTTAAAGATCTCAACTATGACTGCCACCAGTCATATTTTTACGAATGGTGAAGAACTCGACGTTGAAAAAATCTACACAAATTTAAATATAAATAATAATATAGTCTATATTGAATGGGCGGATAAAGTTCCAAAGGGTCTTAGTCCAAAACAAGAATCGCAAAAAAAGAAAAAAAATAAAAAGGTGTTTTTCAATCAAATTACGTTTGTAATTGTGGTTGAGAATGACTACAATAACATTAAATTATTTAATAATGGCGCTATTTCAATGACAGGTGTTAAATCTGAAAAAAATGGTAGAAAAGCCGTTAACATATTAATTAATAACTTGAAACTAATTCCAACAGCGGTCCCCGAAAATACCCAAATGGAGTTTTTCAATATTGTATGGATTAACAGCGATTATAAAAGTAGTTATGAAATTAAACGACCGGTGTTACATCAGTTGCTTGTGAATAACTATAATATATTTGCGTCGTTTGAACCGTGTATTTACCCAGGTGTTATGGGAAAGTTTTTTTGGAATGAAGATTATAAATCAGACCCAGAAAAACAACTTGGTAAGTGTTATTGTAATAATATTTGTTCTGGTAAAGGTGATGGTAAGGGTGACGGAAATTGTAAGAAAATTACTATATCAGTTTTTCAAAGTGGTAGTGTAATTATTGGAGCGAAAACAACTATACAAATAATTGACGCCTACAACTTTATTTCAAATGTATTTATAACCAATGAATCAAAACTCAAAAAAGTAAATGCGCATTTTCTGGAAAATATGCGATATATACGCCCCAAAAAAAAAGAGAAAACGGTATATTATATCCAAAAATCCAATATTATTTATTAATATTAGAATTAATATTAGAATTAAGACTTTTTTTTTTAATTTAATTTAATTAAAAAACGACCACCAAATCGTATAATTATATAATCTAATACGTTAGTTAGTATTTGTAATGTATAGTTATGGTTTGGCTTCCAGATATTTCCTACACCGCCCCATTGTCTTACACGTTTGCTTCGCCATCTTATACGCCTTTCCATCGTGATTACATCCTTCATGTAATAAATGAAAATCAATGACAGATGAATAGCCACCTGTTAAAGCACTTGCAAGACGCGCAAGACCCCACGATTCAGCGCTTTGGTTAGGACGCGAACCACTAGAATAGTATGCGCCCCGACCTTTATTCACGATTTTTTTAAGCGTCTTTAGAGTACATTGACACTTTTTTGCTAATTCTTTGTTAGGAACGACGTTGTCTATATTATATACTTTTTTAGCCTTATTCACGTGACGAGACTTACGCGTTTTATATGAGACTACTTTAGGGCGATTAAAATAGTTGCCCTTCTTATACATCTTTCTTGATTTGCTAATATACGATTTCTGTTTTTTAGCATCGGTCTTCGTTAATACATTAGGAACATACTTTTTAGGAATAGCCATAATTATCTATATCTATATATTTAATAATTATAATTATAATATATCACAAAAAACATATTCAACAACTTTATCTAAAAGGTCAGTTTATACCAATCATAACTATAACTGGACTTGGAGGTATAGATACATTATCGGTGGCGTTATACAAACTCACATTTCCTCCGAGTATAGGTATATTATAGTCCTCACATTTTTGTGTCATTTCTCTAACAAAATGCGATAATTCGCCAATAGAATCGGACGGATGTCCATAATTCAAACAATTTATAATCCCAAGAGGTTTAAAATCCTGAACTCTCGTAACCGTTTTATAGCATTCTTCAACATTAGCACCCCACGCTATTATCATATTTTTATTTATCTCGTATAAAGATATAACCGAGTAATTTTCAAAATCGTTATTTCTATTTAGCGATACCGTCCGTGCCCCTATTGTAGAGTCATACGTATCCCATAAATTTTTATCGGTAACTTCATAGCCATTTTTCTTACTGAATTCTTTCCGATTTTCACTCCAATCTTGCGTAATATCAGAAAAATTCACGAGTTTATTTTCATATAATATATTTCCATTTGCTTCGTTATCTACAACGACATACGACCCCGAATTATTAACTTTTCCTATTACCGAATATTCTAAATCCCATTTATTGAAAATTTCAAATATTTTATCTCTATTGTTTGGAGTAGCGATTACTAACATTCGTTCCTGTGATTCGGATATCAACTTGTCGCAGTCATCCATTCGGTGTTTACATTGTATATTATCGGTATATATAACACATCCGAGATTTTTACCGGTTTTAGTCCGACCTCTCTCGATAACCTCTAAACTGGAACAAAGGACACCTCCCGCCCCCATATCTTGCATACCCTCAACCAAGTCATATTCTATTGTCTCCAAACACGCCTCTAAAAGCAATTTCTCTAAAAAGGGATCACCGGTTTGAATATTGCTCTTGAGGTCTTCTAAATTCGTATCCTTTGTGAAAGAATTGGATGCCATTTCGGCGCCATTTATACCTTCATTGCCCGTTTTACTCCCAGCGTAAATCAATAAACTATCTTCATTTAATGCGTTACCATAGACAATTTTGTCCTTTTTCATAATTCCAAAACAAGCGACATTCAATAGGGGGTTTTTATTATATATGCTATCTCTATAACAATTACCACCTACATTCGCGACACCAAAACAATTGGCATAATCTGAAATACCCCTCACCGTTTCTGAAAGCAATTTATCCGAATTTGAATCCGTTCCAAATCTGGTAAAGTCGCATACGGCTATAGGTCTAGCACCCATCGTGAAAATATCTCTTAATATACCTCCAACACCAGTGGCGGAACCGTTGTATGGGTCTATAAAAATAGGGTGATTATGGCTTTCTATTCTAAGAGCCAAACAATACCCATCTCCTAAATCTACAATACCAGCAT